TAAGGGTTACCTCAATCGGTATTTCTCCGGACGGGCCTTCCTGGACCACCAGTCTTTTTGGGAGGGTTTCCTCAAACGGTTCGTGCGCCCATTGAAGTACCGCAAACAGCCTGACAAGATCCGTGCGTCCCTTCGGTGGCATCTGAAGCGGTGCAAGCCTGTGGCGGAACTGAAGGCTCCCTTTTCCCACTTCAACCATAGGACGGGTCCTGGCATGCTCACGAACAACGCTTTCCCCGGCCCAGCTGGGAGACACGCTGAAAACAGAAACTTTTGGCACGCGGGGAAAATCGGCTTAGCCGGCCGTGAAGCCTTTCCGAAGAACGAGAAACGCACCAAGGAGCATACTGACTGGACGGCATTTCTGCCCAGGGGCATCGTTATGTTAGAGGGTGCCGTGAGATACATGAACCATGCCTTTGCAGAAGCCACTGAACAGGTCTACAAATGGCCTACTTCAGGAATCGGCAAAGACCCCTGGACCGTCGCCGAGTGGTTGGGTAGAATGCACGAGCAAGGCCGAAGCTTTATGAGCAACGATATTAAGAAATGGGACGCTAGTCAGTTTGTTCTCACTAGAACATACTGGTGGACCTACGCTCATGCCATGTTGCCAACCGAGAGTTTCGCGCGCTACTTCGCGGACAGTGTGTGGACCCCAACCCTCCATCAGAACGGATACATCACCACAGCACAGGCTCCCACCAACACAGGAGACATGGACACATCGGCAGGAAACACGGCTATCAACTCGACCGTGTTGGTAGCTGGACTTTTCTCTTGGTCGAGTCTGTGGGAGCGCTGGTTTGAGGTGCAGATCGTTGGCGATGACAACATCATGGCAGCACCGAGGCGTGCACTCGAACAGGCTAGTCCACACATTGCTAAAGCGTACCTAGACCTGGGTCTTGAACTGGATGAAGCTAGTTTGACCATCGTGGACGACCCGGTCAAAGTGCGGTTTTGCTCACATGGGGCCATCCCGGCTGCTGGTCGATGGTGGCCCGTGAGGGACTCAGGCCACATCATGGGTCGACTCAGTGTGTCGGGTTCCAACGATCGCCAGGATCTGATTAACTCAGCCGCGGGGTATTACCTCTTATACTACGGCATCCCACAGGTCAGACTCATATGCCGGACAATACTGGAAAATGCCGCAGTAGC